TCATTTTTATATTCGCTTGATAATTTGTCAACCTTTTCCTGCAATTCTTGTGCCAATCTTTCATCAAAAGAATCAACCTCAAGTTGATAAGCCTCCTGCTCTTCAAGCGATGCGTCAGAATCTGGCTCAATAGGAAGATTAAATTTTGTACTGCGGTATGCCTCACGAACAAACTCAGTGTTTTTTAAAGCAATCAAGCTCTCAATAAGTTGCTCCTTTGTGAGCGCTTCTAGGTCGGGAATATAAGCCATATACTCATCAGTATCTGGGTTTTTTAATTTTTCACGCATTTCTCTTGACATTCTAAGAGCGAAAACTCTAGCTCTGTTTAGTTCCGCATCTCCAACTAATCGCATATAAACTGGAATCTTTTTTCCTTTCACATCCAGTTCAAACTTTTCCGCGAAATGAAATAACCTTGAAATATCAACATCATTTTTGTCAATTGTACTGCTCATAATATCTCCTTCTTTCCTAAATTTAGAAAAGAAAGGACTACAAGTAATTTGTAGTCCTTTCAAAAATCCTTTTCGATTATGCTAGAATTTTTTAGGCGTCGCCTGAATAGACAATCATTTCTCCAGTTGAAGCCTTGAAGTTGAATGCTTGCTGAACATTCTGATTGACATTTACAGTATAATTATCGCCTGTAATCATAATATTAGGCACAACAATTGTCTTTAAAACTGTATAAGGCGCGGTTGTATCGCAGGGGTCTAAAATTTTAATCTTAAGATTTAGTCCAGACCCTGAGGCACAGGCGCCCTCGATTTGAAACTCCGTATCTCCAGAATTAGTCGAACCATTCAAAAGTAAATCAATTAATTCGGTATCGGTATCTAGTACAGTAATCGTACCATTAATTGTCGGAACCTGCTTTTGAGTACCTACTTTATTTCTGTTACCCAGCTCCATTACATCTTGAAGATTCATCGAGCCGTTAATGGTAACAGTCTGAACTCTTGGAATATTCTCAGTAGAGATTACAATTTTTACATCACGACCTCTAACAACGGCAGGTTGAGTAGAATCACTGATATAACTATAAGAGCCAGTAGTTGAATTCGTCTGATATACACAAATAACTCTATCTGTTCTAGAATCGCCAGTTGTTAAAGTTGTCCCAACAATTCTATACTGTCCAGACCCAGGAGTTCCCGTAGTTTCGGTGAGGTATTGTCCATCTAGAATTACTGATAAAGCATAATTACCGTTTTTCAGTACCTTAGGTGTATTTGTTAACGTAAACGAGGTTGTACCTGTCGTAAAAACATCTACAATTAAATCACGCTTAAACCAGCGTTTTTCAGCAGCAGTAAGCGTATAACTTTCCGTAGCCTCGCCTGTAACATTATAAGATAGGGAGAAATCTCTCACTGTAGCATTTTTAACATGACCCGCTTTGACGTAGGTACTCAAAGTAGGGTCTTTGACATACATAACTCCATCAACGGGCGCAAACTCGGTAATATTAGCCCCTCCAGATGGATAAGACGCAGGATTTTTCCCCGTTAAAATTCCGAATAATCTTACTCCAACATCAAAAGCGTTCAATGTTAACGTAATATTCGGCATATCAACAGCCGAGCCTACCTGATTTTTATTCCCGATTTCATAGGCATCGGTAACAGGGAGGTCGGTTGTCAAAGTGATTGATTGAAGACGAGGTACATCATATGCACCCGTTTTATTAATCAATCTTAGTTTAATCTCATCAGACGGAATGGCAACTCTTTTCGCCATTAGCTACCTCCTATAATTTCTAATTGCGCAGTAAAAGTACCTGCACCTCTATAAAATATTTCTTCTGGGTTATCTATTTTAATATCAATAAAATCAAGCGTTATCGTAATAGGTCTAATTACACCTACTTGTGGAGGCAAGGGCGGAGGAAAATTTACACCAAAATCATAAATAGGAATTGGTTTTTCCAGACTCGCCATCGCCTTGAAGATAATTCTATCACGCTGTGATTTTGTCCTGGCGAAAATATCAACCAGCCAATTAACTTCTCTTATATTATTATAATCACCTATCTGAAATTTGGTAAACCTAACTGATTGTATATCAATAGCTAAAGTAGGTGTATCCAAAAATTTTTCAGGAAAACTATCTAAAACCTGTGCTAGGCTGCCAAATTGATTTTTTAAGTGATGGATTAGAGAAAAATGGGCATTTTCTTCTATAAACATTTATTTCATTCTCCATCTCACAAAGTGTCCTTTAGAATCCCGCACTACTAGCGTATATGCACCTGTTTTAGTTTGATTTATTTTTACTTTAACTCCATGTATACCAATAGAACGAAGATACTCGCTTACAAGATTAATCAGCTCGCTTTCATTTGTACTTAATATATTAATGGCTTCTTTATCAATAACTCCTTTTTCTAAAAGCGATTCAACGAGTTGATTAAAAGCTTCTTCTTTAGTAATGTTATCTGGCACGTCAATCTGAATTGAAACTATTTGATTAAAAAGTTCATTAAAATAATGAACAAATTCAACTTCTAGCTGATATAATCGCCTCGTTACATTCATTATAATTCCATATCCCTTATAAGTGGGAGTAGGAATACCTCCTCTATTAGATGGCATGGGTAACCCCGTTCCTTTATCAAGAATCTCAAAAAATGGAAGAGAGTTTGATGGCATTGCACTTACCCTAGCTCTTATTGTTCTATTATAGTATTTTTTATACCTTTCCGTTACATCTACAGCCCTCAGTTTACCTTTTTTAGTCCTGTAAACATCAATAATTTTTTGATTTCTCCTCCCCGCTCGATAAATCCTAGACCAAATCCAGGATGCTTTAATAGGGTCTAATATATCCTCATCAGCATTTGAAAATAATTGTCTAGCATAAGTAACCGCATTGCTATATATATTCAAATCGAAATATGATTCGTCAAAATCTATTTCAAAGCGAAGGCGAGAATACTCATCAAGCTCAGCAGTAACACGAACGGGAAAATATCTTTGATATTTCAAATTACTAATAAGATTAGTAAATGGGCTTCTGCCAAATTCTTCACTATATCTAGCTGCTTTAAGTGTTTCCTCAATAAAAATAACGGGAAAAATCTTATCTTCTATATAGTCAGAAATAGTCTGTAAAACATTTCTTTGATTTTCAAATAGCACATTATATAATCCCGCCTCTTTTACATTCAGTAGTATAGTCGTTCGCTCCGACTTCATTATAGAAGCAATGGTTTCTCTTACAGCATCTATTTCCTTTTCAATGACACTCTCTAGTTCTTTAAGACTCAACATCGCCAATTAAATCTCGACCGACTTCTCTACCAAAATCATTGATGTTATCTAAAATAATTTTTCTAACTTCAGGAAAAATTTCCTGTGGAATTTCCAAGGATTCTAATTTATTCATAATAATTGCCTGGTATTTTCTACTTAAAGCAGAGATAGTCTCCACTAGTTCTTTAGCATCAATACCTTTGATAATAATAATGTTACCATTCATCAGTCTCATCCTCCTGCCTTAATCCAAGTAAGATGCGATTAATTTGAGGCACACCTCGCATAATCTTTTTTGTAATCCTCATACTTTTATTATCGACAATAACATATTTAGTCATTTCAAGAATATTTAATATCTCATCTGTAAACTTTATTTGAATAACACAATCCCCATCAAAATATTGACCACCTGTAACCCATTGAGGTAAATCACTGTAACCCCAGGTTACATGCCCACTAACAGTTACTCCTGAATAGGTATAAATATAACCTAATCCAGAACAAACGGGGCATAAGGGGTCGATAGCCTGGTTAGTAAATGGGTTTATACCGCAAGTAGTACAAACTCCTGAACCAGTAATTACAATAAAAGTTACAGGTCTTCCAATAGCTTTACGTATACCGTCTATGATTTCAACAGTATTTGAAGGAAAAGTTATTTCCATAATCTTTCAAAGCTGGGTAGCATTTTTTCTTCAACAATATAATCCCAAGAATATTCCTTAGCTGTAAATTTTTCTAGAGTTTTCTGGGAAAGTTCATTATATAATTCTTTATTCGTATAAAGTTGATTTAATTTATTCGCCAAATCTTCAGCAGAAACAATGCCATGTTTTACACTCATATCTCTGCCGAAAATCCACTCTTTTACATCAATTAACAATCCGCAATCTGTAAATAGCTCTTTTAAAGACGTATGATTAGCAACTACCTGAGGCGCTCCCGTGGCTGCGTGTTCTGTATTAACCAATCCCCATCCCTCTCCCTCCGCAGTATTAACTCCTACATCACAAGCATTATACAAAAGATTTAATGCTGCGACTGGAATCTGAGGGAGAGATTTATCACTTTGGGTCATAATAACTTTTTCTTCTAATCCTAACGTCCTAACTAAATCTGGAATAAACCATCCTGCATCTTTTTGTCCACAATGTAAATAGAGTTTTACATTATTGGGCTTACCTTCAACAAAAAGTCTAAATCCTTGTAAAGTTAAGTCGATTCTTTTTCTCGGTTGATTCCTATTCCCATTTAGAACAATAAAAGAATCTTCATCTATTTCTTTAACAGATTGAAATAAAAGTTTTTTAGCGATATGCCTATCCGCAAACATTTTATGGTAATCAGCCTGATTAACTCCATGCGGAACGACTTTAGATTCTATACCGATTTTTTCTAACTCACCTTGAGCAAAATTTGTATAAACCCAGAGTTCCTTTACAATATCATAGTTATCAAAAAATCTTTTTGGAGGATTATACCCATCAATTGGAGTATAAACAATAATTGGCGGAATCTTCTTTAATCCTAAAGATTTAATCGTCTGTAAATAGCCGTCAATAATCGGCATGTCATTTAAAATAAAAATTCCGCTAAATTGTTCGAGTGATAATTGTTTTAATCGATTAATCCCATAAATATCCCCGCCTAGCATGGCAGGATAAATTTTCCAATTATACTCGTGAGGGTCTCCAAAATAATTAATAGCTAAATGATGAACATCAAATCCTTTATTAACTATTCTTGATATGATATTATGCAAAACTGTCGAAAATCCTGTAAAAGTAACGCCATCTCCTATAAACAATATTTTTCTCATGGCTCGTCTCCTCTTTCATACCTATTTCCTAAATACCCAGGTAGTTTAGCTCCTCTAGTCTTTCCTAATCTTTTTGTAGGGGGCTTTAGTGTATTATATAGCTCTTCCCACAATTTATTTAAAATTTCATTCCTAGTCCTTGATTGTTCTAGATTAGAATATGAGATTTCGGCATCTCGCCAAGAATGAAAATTCCACGCGCTATTTTCCAGACTTCCCTCAAGAAGAATAATAGACGCCATTAAGACTATAACATCCTTATCACTAGGTTCAATAATTCCAAAAGAATCCTCAGGAAATACAAAACTAGCGTTAGGATTTCTATAAATATTATAGTTGGCATCTAAAAGATATTTAAAATTATTCCATTTTCCGAGCTTATCAACAGCCGATACTAAAGCCGTTCTAATCCATTCATCTAAATAACGATAAGGTTGAGAAGTATCTCCAATTCTCAACCTGACAAACTGAATAAGAAAATCTAAATTAGTCGGCGTTTGAATTGACATTTACTTCCGCCCCAAAAGATTCTTTCTGAACTTCAGCTAGTCTTGTCTCAATTAAAGTTAGAATCCTTTCGGACTTCTGTTTCTCCCTAGCAATTGTTAGAATCCTTAAAAGAGTTGTTTCAGATGTAATTTTCGGCAGTAAATTCTGTAAAGAAAAGAATCTAGAATCCAAGACTTCCTCAATTTCCTCATCGGTAATTTCATTAGGAGTTTTTTCCAAAGGCTGCTCCTTTCTTTTGTACTCAACAAGGTGTCCATTTTCAAAATGAAACCTGTTAGAACGCCTAAAAAATAAATCTTCAAGAGGAGACCACATATCAATTACAGTTTCCTCTCCTTTATTCGGGTCGCCCTCTAGAATCATACCTTGAATTTGCTGAGTAAGAGGGTCAATATATTGTACATACAATTTGCCTAAAATTACTTTTTTATAACTCTTATAAGGTTTATTCTGCGCCATTAATTCTAGTACGCTTTCCTGAGAAGCCATTTATACCTCCTTATAAAATAAATAAAAGGGAGGAGGAGCTTATCCCCCTCCCCATATCAACTAGGTAAGTCCAGCAATAACGTAAATACCCTGAGCGTTCCAGACAAGGAGACCAAACTGCTGATAAAGTTCAAGATACCATTGAGGAGGAGTCGGTTTGGGGTCAGTATATTGCTTAGTCATGACATCTCCATAAAGTATAAATTCACCAACATTTTCCCCAATGACAACGACTTTATTCTCAGGAATGAGGGGAGTATAATCTTCTAAGTTATCATAAACCTGGTCGATAACAAAAAGTTTCGCCCCATAAAATTCACCTAAGAATCCCTCCCGCATAAGCTGGTCAATTCTGCTGGGGCTATAACCACTATCAGTATCACTGCGCCAGAAAGCACTATCAGCAGAAATTGGAGTTAGCGCTTTTCTAGAGCCTACAACTGCTCTAACACCTGGCGTTGTTTGATTAATCCTATCAATAGCGTTCTTTAAAGCAGTTGCGTTAAGAGGTCCTCCAACGCTGGTATAGTTATTAGGAGTATTTGCAGCAGACCACACAGTAGAAAGGGCGGTAAAAATTTTCCGATAGTAGTAATCACGCAGTGCTGCAACCATCTCATTACGGATTTCTTCAATTGTCCCCAGCTCCCCAGATTCAAGTTCCCATTCATTATACGTAACTTTGACATTTGCACCGTCTAAGACATAGTTGATTCTATCAGAGACGGTAATTTCACTCGCTAGATGAACAGAACCTGGAACCAGTGTACGCACCTCGATTCCCTTACGAATCTTTTTAACTAGGGCATCTCCTGGTTTTAGAGTTCTAGTATTAAACAGCATTGAAATAAAGTCGGTTGTAATGTGGTTGGGATTAACGTATTCCACAATTAATTCGGCAACCGCCTGCTTATCACCCGACTTCAGGAGTTCAGCTACTGCTTCGCGAATTTTCTCTTTTTCCATCTTTAAACTCCTTTATTATTTGACTAATCTAAAGGTTAACTTATTAGCGGAACTATCAAAGCGAACAACCTCAGCAACTACATTGGAAGTTCCATATTGTAATTTGCCTTTATCACTGCCAGCATGTGCAACGGACAAAGTAGCACCTGGGGTTTGAATGTTGCTTGAATAGATAAAAACTCCGCTAGATACGGTAAACACGCCATCGCCAAATGCCACAGCAAGTTGATTAGCGGGAATAGTCAACCCCTCCTGAACCGAAGGATTAGTTACATAAACTGTTGCAGAAAACGGCGTATTATCAGGCCGGTCAAATCCATATCTCAATGCCCAGGAAAGGGCTGGTTCGGGGTTGTACATCGGCATTTGAGCATTCGACTGAGCAAAAGCGACTACATATTTAGCTTGCGCTGCTTCAGTAGCATTTGCAGGAAGTTTTACTCCAGGAAGGTCAGTTCTCGACCCGAAATCATAATTTTCAGTGTGGGAGGTAAATAGAACCATCCGACCTTCTGGAATAGCTTCTGTAGTTACAACACCAAAAACTTTTCCATCAAATTCATTAATAATCATCGCTACTCTCCTTTATAAAATTTCTTTAAGTAATTTTGCTAATTGAGAAGGAGTATATTCTTTCTCTGCTCCATCAAATGTATTTACATTTGGGACAGAGGCTTTTGCGGTTTTACTTTCACGAGAAGCGAAAGAAACCAGCTCTTGAACCATAAATTCAAGCGCAGAATCAGATAAATTAAGGAGCATATCTTTATTCTCCTCAAAATAAGATTCAGGCTTTTCAATTCCTCTATCAGCAAACAGACGTTTAATGTTTTCTAATTTAATTTGAGCTTCTTTTTCAGCTTCAGCTTGCTGCTTATACAAGCGAAGCTCTTCAAGTTCAGCTTCATAAGTCTGAAGTTGAGCTTGTAGCTCACCAATTGTTTTTTCAAGCTCGCCAATCTTGGCTAAGGCTTCTTCAAGTTCCATAGTTGCATTCTCCTCTTCATTAATTTGTTTCAAAATACGTCTAGCTTTTTCTAATAATCTTTTTCTCAATTCTGGAGTTAACCATCCCTCTCCAGTATTTTCTTGAGATAACCTTACTATCGCATTGCGTAAATGAGGTAAGTCAATATTTCCCTCATCATCTTTATAAGGTAGATGCCTCAAAGAACGAGGAACTGTCTTTCCCTCCTCATCTTTTTTACCCCCGTCTTCGATATATAAGAAAGCAGAATCGGGTAAATCATTAATATATTTACGAGACCATTTCTCAGCATCTGAATCCTCAACGGAGGCTATTGCTAAAAATTTAGCTCTGTCGGCATAGGCAGGATTAGCCACAATTGCAACACCAGTTAAAATTGTACCTTTTAGAATTTCAACATCATTTTCAAACTCAGATTCGTGATAAGAGATTTCCCAAGAAACTTTAGGAAGATTCCCCTCCGATGCCATTTCCTCCAATAAGCTAACATCATCAGGTCTTTCTTTTTTCCATAAAGCAGCCAGGGCAACTAGACTATTTCTATTGTTAATAACATCTTTCTTTATATGCGTAATAACACCAATAGGCTTTTTCTCAGCCTCTTTATGCCCGTTTGAAATTTGATTAAAATCCATTTTAAGGGGCGTATATACTCCCGTCATAATCAAATTATCAAATTCCGATTCTGGGATTTTCTGGTTATTCAAGTTAACATCATCATCTGTTAAAACAAACTTCGCCCACTTGAAAAATGGATTTAATCCAATTGAGGCTGTAGCCTCATTGGTTAAAAATTCAAAAGAGGTTTCAAATGTTTGTTTATTCGACATTGCTCCTCCTAATTCATTTACTATTATATAAAAGTTTCATTAATATTGGTTATTTATCAATCAACTTCCTGTTGCATTTTTCTTTTTTCCTCATCATAATCAAGTCCAAAAACTCTTCCTAAACTCTCAAGTGATATTCCGCCTTCCTTTCTCAGCTCAAATAGACCTCTAACAAAATCGCTAAAACTATAAAAATCAATACTTCCGAATTTCACTTTTGGAATTGTCGTTAAATTATTCAAAATACCGATTTGATTAACGATATATTTGGCGATGGGTAATAAATCTTTTTGCATTGTCTCCATTGTTTTTATTGGAGATTTTGTAGCTAACTCATGATTAGACGCTTGAGTTCGTAAAGTTTCGCCTGTAGTCAAAATTCTAGGAAACCCAAGGGCAAAGAAAATATCATTATTAACCTCTTCATATTTAGATGAGCTTAATAAAACATCAATTTGAGGTATTACCCATGAGATTTCTACCGTATGATTTGTGAATAATTGAACAATTCTCTCAATGTTAGAATCACCGGCATTCTTATAACGCAATTGGTTCCGAATATTTAAAAAAATCTCCTCCTCTTCTCCCTCAAGAAGTGGGTATGTATCATTACCCACTTTAATATGCTGAATAGCTGCAATAACTCTAGCAGCTAAAGCGTAATCCATTCTGCGCATATTTCTCTTATGCTTTAGAGAATCCAGCGCTGGGTAGAGATAAGGAATTGGATAAGGCGAATCTGGTAAATAACGTCCTCTTACAATTAATTCATTGTTTAGCAAAATTTCTCTTTTACCGTTAAGAACATCTCTAACAAAATCTGGAAAATTTTTCTCCAGCCACTGATACCTCTCTTTATCAATTGTCCCATCAGGATAAGTCCCCTTTGAGCGGATAAACATGATTAAATCATCAGGAATCATCAAAGAATAAGATGGTTTATCATTACTGATAAAAGATGAGTTAATCTTGATATGCTCTGAATTTCTAATCCACATTGAAACTGGAAAATAAAGTCGCATATATTTCTTAATACCAAAACTTCTAATTGCGACTCTATCTACAGGCTCAAAAGTTATCTCAGGGACAACTAAACCCGTAATTAAATATTCCAGTCCACACAGTCGTAAAAATTTATTAATCTCTCCCAGATAAGCCTCATAAATTTTACGGTCGTTTTGAGGAAAGGAAGATAAATCTAACTCTAAATCTGTTATTCCAATTTCAACCAGTTTATTAATAACTGTGCTAGCAATGGGGTCGCTACGATAAAAAAAGCGGCATTCCTGCACAACTTTTTGATAATCTTCTAATCTAGATGTCTCCAGTCTATCGACATCTAAATTTTTCCACACAACCGGCGCTTCTAAAATTGCAGAAGTAGCTTTTTTAGTGATTGTTGACATAATTTATACTCCAAACATTTAATCTTGGCTGCCCTAATTTAATAGCTTTACCCTTTCGAAAGCTTTTAAATTCATTTTTCACATAATAAGCAAGACAAAAACAAAGGAGAGCTGATGTAAAATGGTCATCTCCTCGTTTACCACCCCGTTCTGTTAAAGTTCTAAAAACCACTTCTCCTGCAGGAGTTTTTGTATAAGTCATTCTTTCAAGCTCAGCAACTGTTTCTAAATCTGTAGATGAATAAATTATTTTATGCTGATTAGAATAATCCTGTAAGATATTCACAGCTAGGGGTTTAGTTCGCATACTAATTGGCGAACCGTCTGCATTTATACCTAAATCTGTATTGCCTGAAAAATTAACTGGATAAAGAATGTTATCATACTTTTTATGCGAATATTCTGGACTATTAATTAAATTAGGAATCACCGCCCTACCTGCATTTCCCTCATCTATCGCTACGAGAATGGGACTAAACTTTTCAAATAAGAAGTCCAAAATACGCTCTTGTAAATAATAATTGACCCTAGTCAATTGAATTTTAGCGTGGAATCTTATCCTACCATAATTATCAGCATACAAAATAAAAATCGCAGTAGGTTCAGTAACCCCTAGATCAACACCCATAAAAACTGGATATTTTCTATCTGGTATAGAGGGAAGGATAGATAACTTGTTAATATACTCCACAATATTATCAGAAATAGCCGACCCATCAAACGCTAACTTATATACTGGATATTCTTCAATAGCCATCAACTCACGGTCAAACAAAGCAAAAATAGGTCTCCCAGGTAAACCTAAAACGTTATGAACATAATCATCAGAATCCTCTCCACCATAAGTTTCGATTGCCTTTTGCTTATCTATCTCAGTAAACCTGGGATTGTCAAAAGCTGATACATGATGTTTTGAATAATCTTTGTTTTCATTTTGACAATGCCAGTTTACATTTTTTTCACGAATACCATTAGGCACGCCTGAAACAACCAGTCGATTTCCTTTTGTAAATGTTTTAATTACTGGCTGTAATTCAAGAAATGTCTTATAAGGATAAAAAGCCGATTCATCTAAAATAACAAATGGTGTATGCAACCCCACAACATTAGCACCCGTCCCCGATGTACCTGCAATGCGGCAAATAAGAGATGACCCTAATCTAGTCGTAATTGTAAATGTCGAACCATTCACCCCCTTATTAGGGTCAAGAAAGTGTTGTAAAAATGAATTACCTCGCAGAAGTTTTACCAAATAATTTACCCAAACAGGTTCTAGATGAACCCTATTAGGTACGGTATAGACAATATAATCATCTGGGAATACATTAAAGATTAAACACCACAAAATTAAACCAGAAAGAGCTGCTGTTTTTCCTACAGAACGAGCGCAAGAAATACTAACATTATGGTTGAAATCCAGCATAAACTCTTTTTGATACACTGTTAATTCAAACTCTTCATCCCCCTCTAATTTATCATAATTCATTATAAACTCGAAGAAAAGAACTGGATTTCTCAAAATCTCATATAAAACTAGGTCTTCTTGAGTTACTCTTTCAACAACTGCCAAAGCTCGTTGTAAAACCTCCGCATAATGTTAGCCCATGAAAATTGAGCTAATTTTTCTTTATTTACAGCTATCTTTTCCTTATTCTTTAGAATATTATAAATATTTTCCTCTAAATTGGGTGATTCTATATCGATTCTAATAGCTAGTTCATCATACCAATCATAAGAAGGAAGTGTAGGTACGACCCCTGTAGCACCGCAAGCAATGCCTTCAAGAACAGCTACCTCAAATCCCTCAATTGCTCTTAAACCAAACACATAGCTAACCTGATTAAGTAAGTTTCGAAAGTCAACTTCTGACATATATTCTAGATGTAAATACGATTCACCAAACTTAAAATCCTCCCCAGTGTGAATAAACGGATATTTAGCCTTTTTGCAGGCTCGATAAATTTTATCCAAATGCTCAGTCTCTGCTACATGACCAGTAGCGAAGACTAGATTAGCTCTACTATAATCGTTGAAATCATAGTAGATATTAGAGTCATAACCAAAAGGTAAATATAAAAAGTTAAATTTTTTATCAGTCTCTTTAGGTAAATCGTAAAAAGAAACGGTTAATAAAGACTTTTCCCATAAAGTATCCCAGGCATAATTACCCGCTGTTTTATAGCATTCCTGAAATAAAACAAGATTTTTAGCCTTCAAAGCGACCTCAACCTCACCCAAACCAACAATGTGAACAATTTGAATATCGGAATCCTCCATTCTATCTACCCATTCAACCCAAACTGGCGAGTAATCTCTAAATGCTTTTCTAATCTTTTTAAAAACAATTCCCCAATCAGGATGTTGATATTCATAAATCCTTACCATACTTCCTCCTTAAAACTAACATTGGAAAATCCCCAGGCTTCGTTATTAAGAGTTGGTTGATTAAAGTTCAAAACAAATCTACCAGCGTCATTTGCTATTCCCGAACCGCCAAATCCTCCCTCGTGCCGAATATGAAACACGGGGCAATCAAAAATAGGCACTAATTTATATCCCAAATTAGCAGCCTTACGCTGAACATTTGAATCTGAAAAACCCCGATAAACCATTTGCTCCTCAAAACCTCGAATATCAAACCATATTTTTCTAGAGGCTAATTGAAAATCACCACAACAATCAATAATAGACCAGACATCTTGTTTATTAATCCCAGAATACCCATGACAAAAATACCCATCATAATTTGAAAATAGATGCTCTTGAGGATTATTTATTTGGCGAAGTTCCTCCAAACTAATATCCCTTCTAGCTATAATATAAAAACAATTTTCATCTGGTTGAAAAGTTAATTTTAAAGGCGCAATAATATCAATGTTAGATGAAATAATAAAATCTCCCTTGGCGCGTCTAATTCCAATATTCCTAGCCAAAACCTCAACCACCGCCTGAGAACCTGAAGGCAGTCCTAAATTGAAAACAAATTCATTTGTTACTTGAATATGCCGAATACGCCCAGTTTTTTCAACATAATCCTTAATTTCAGTAAACAACGAAATGTTATTTGGAGAATTCCAATCAACATAGATTACTTCATCGCATAATTTAACAAAGCTGTTCAAACAATAAACAGCCCTTTCGTTTAGATTTCCTCCGTAATTATCATTTCTAGCAATTAACACGCTGCTCAACATAGTTACCTAATAAACTCCCTATAGCTTAAAATAAACTCATCCAGTACTGATATGCCCTCCTCGCCCTATTAGGCATGTAAGTAAATAGAGAATCTGCATCTTCTCCCTGACAAATTGATTCTATTATCTTTTTATTATGTGCATAACCTCGTAATTCATTCTCAAAATTAACTACAATGCTCTGTGGATTCCTTGCTTGAAAAACTGTTGCTTTAGTCAGCACTATTTGTGGCTTTGCTTTAGCAATTACGTAATAACTTGCCCAAATATCATCCATCCTTCCTACATGTGGAACTATAAAATAATACGGGACTATATTTCGATGAATAACAGTATTTTGAGAATTAAAAGGTGTTATATGATTTTTATCAAGTAATAAATAAGTATCAAATTTTGGTTCAAAAAGATACTGACTATTTTGCGTACACGCTCTTAATACAGCATCAAAATCTGGTACTCCATTCCACAATCCTATAACAATACCGGGGCTAAAATCAGCATGTAAGTCATATTTAATATCAAATTCCTCTAGTAACCCATCAAAGTACAACTCAAAAGGAAATCCCCTAACCCACATTGAGTCGTATACTATATCCGATAAAAGATAATTATACTTTTTTGCATAGTAATCAAGAATATTCACGAGAACGGGTTTTTCAGGTTTAGGTCTTAAAACATTAAAGTTACTTCCAGTAAATTTTCGTAAAAACATGAAGTCATACCAATCATCGTAAGGAATATTATCATCATCAACTAGGGCTATCCATTCAGCGCCCTCTTGATAAGCGTATAAAACACCTAAATTTCTTCTTTGGATGCAATTCCACCCGATTAGCTCAGAAAGTTCAACATCAATGTCTTGCTGAAATTCAGGCGAAAGATAAACTGTATTTCTGAAATTTTTTTCAAGTTCATAATAATCTTCATGAGGTGTTTTCAAATCACCAACTATAATAAATAAACAGTTATGTTGCTCGGCAATTTCACAAAATCGTAAGGTTGCTCTGGAAGGCTTATAAATAGTTGTAGTTACTATAGCAGTTTTAACTGAAAAATTTTTCAACTTTGTCTCAAGAATAACGTCAAGAAGATTTTCAGTAGTAATCATGCTAACTCCTTTCTAACCTGCTCTTCAATCCAAAAATACGTTCGTTTCAATCCCTCTCCCAAAGGAATCTTAGGAGACCAGTCTAAAAGTTTTTTGATTAATCTGTTATCAGAAGTTCTAGCTTTAACACCGATAGGTGCATTATTTAGTATATACCTTACTCGAATATCTTTTCCAGCTATGCTGCTAATCATAAAAATCAACTGATTAATCGAAACCATCTCCTCAGAGCCGATATTTACCGTCTCTTTATAAGGAGAGTTTACCAAAGCTAACACGGCATCTAGACAATCTTCTACATGGAGGTATGACCTAGTTTGCGTCCCATCTCCCCAGACTTCAATTTCTCCTCCATTTTCGACTTGAGCGATTTTTCTACATAATGCCGCGATTGACTTTTCCCGACCTCCTTTCCACGTCCCTTTCTCCCCATAAACATTGTGGAATCTGGCAATTCTTATGTCTAAATTATAATTTCTTCTATAAGAATCATACACTATTTCACTAAACAATTTTTCCCAACCATAAACGCTATCAGGATTTGCTGGAAAGGCTGTGTCCTCACTGATTTTGATATTATCAGGGTCAAGCTGATTATGGGATGGATAAACACAAGCTGAGGAACTAAAAAATAAAACTCCAATGTCAAACTTGACAGCCACCCGCGCCACATTCAAATTAATCATTGCCGAATTTGTTACCAAGTCAGCATCATGCTCCCCAGTAAAGACAAACCCAGCTCCTCCCATATCAGCAGCCAGTTGAAACACAAAATCAAATGAACCCTCAAAAGACTTTTTAACAATATCTATATCCCGTAAATCTCCCAAAATAAAATGGTCGGTATATACAGGCTGCCACTCGTTTTGTTTTCTATCAACACCTCTAACCCAAAATCCTTCTTTCTTCAATCTGTTCACCAAGTGTCCTCCAATAAACCCTCCAGCACCTAAAACTAAAGCTCTTCTCATATCTACCTCCTCAATAAACTATCTATTTCGTTTAAATGCTTAAACATCTTCTGTAAAAATTTCAGCGGGCATTGTAGAAAAAAGTCGCTTTATCAATGAATGAAATGTCATTCCTCGACCAGAACTTGCAGTTATTGAATAAATATACTCATCACCCGCTGGAGATTTACAACTTACAGAATAAACATTACCTTCTTTATTCATTGTAAAACTATATCCCTTTTTTCTTAGAAATTGGAATTTTTTATCCTCGTCCATAAAAAGCTCCTTTCTAATTTTTATTTACTTCTTTATCAACCATTAAACAATGAGGACTAAACCAAATTCGCTCTTTAAACCTGTTTTTAGCATTTTTATTTTCTCGCTTACTAGTACCATAGGCACGCCTCCCCACCCAACTTATTTTATGCCATCCCAACTCTTCTAACATATTATGCTCGCCCTCATAACCACAAAGTGCAATTCTAAGGCGAGGGTTGTTAGAATTCTCGACACACCAATTTCTAACTTCTGCAGCTAAATTATCATCATCAACTGTATAAATATTTTCTGAACGAACTTCTTTTGAATACGGAGGGTCAAAAAATATACCTACAGTTTTAAATTCAGATAAATCTACTCCAGTAACAACACTTTTCCAATCTCCGCAACAAATCTTTACACGGTGTAACCTGTTTGATAGTTGAGTAAGATAAGCTAAAACATCAAAATCTTTACCTCTAACGATTCCAATACTAGGTGATGTCAGGTGGGGTCTTTTTCTACGAACACCCTCCAATTTAGCGTCTTTACCTAAAACCTTTTTCCAATTAACCAATTTACCATCAATTTCAGTCCAGGGAGCATCTCCCTTACACCAATCACCCCCACCTCCTAGCCAGATAGATACCCCCCATACCCACCAGCCTGCTACCTTGGGGTCATAAAAATTTAGGTCAGCGGGAACTCTAGATGCTAATTCAGGTTTAATATATTTAACTAGCCAAATATGTCTAGCTGTTAAATCTGCCTCATTGACAGGATTATCTACATGCTTTGCGACCTCATCCGGCGCATTTTTAACAGCCCGCCAAAAATTAGCAACAAAATAATCTTTATCATTAATAATCTCAATTTTAGGAGTCGAAGGTCTTAAAAACAAAACCGCGCCGGCACCAAAAAATGGTTCTATATAACAATCTACATCACCAAAAAACCGCCAAACAGTGTCAGCGATACTCCTCTTATTACCAAACCAAGGAAATGGGGCAATATATCTTTTATCCATTATCCTAATACTCCTTGGGTTTAATCAAAATAATCTCCTTACTGGGTAAATATCCTAAATATTTGATAGCTAGGTTCTTTACATCTTCCCAATTCAAACCTCCTAAACCACATCCTACAGCAGGCAATGCAATATATCTAGATTCCTCTATATAACTTAGCATATCAAACCCTTTCTCTATCCACTCAAGTTTTGATTTATCTCTCCAGTGGTCTTTTGTAGCAAATAAAATCCAAGCAGGTCGAATATCGCCATAGAAACAGACCCTTACCACATCACCTGGTGAAAACGAACCGCGATTGCAAATCTCTTTATATGCAGTAAAAAGAATCTTATGACGAGACATAACGTCTTTAGCCAATCCAGCGCCCGCAATACCGACACAGTTTACAGGTACAACAATTTCAAAATGTGAAGGTGTATCAAAAATATTGAAATAATTAGCTATCCTCAGCACTTTCCTTTTCTTCTTTCTTTTTATTTATTTCATCCAAAATAATCTGCTCAGTGTCCAATTCTGCGTGCTGTTCATCATCTTCGTCATAGTAAATAATACAATAGCCATCTCTATATTGATTAGGAAACATACTCCTCCTGCTTAATTCTTCTAATATTTACAATAATTATATTTTCATCTAAACTATCCGAAGTAATCTCTACGTGGAATTTTCTTGCCAAGTCTTCTAACTCATCGAGAGAGATTGAAAAAACAGCCTCATCTGCGTCCTTAACAAGTTCCTTATAGACTAGTCCTAAACTAACAGTAGCTATAACATAATCTTCTTCTGGATTATTCATTCTATGGTCTCCTTTCTTATGCAAAAATTAAATCTAATTTTCCAGCACAATTAGCCCAAAATGGACATAACTTTTCATTACAAAACGGACTGCTTGTGTTCAGTGGAAAATTATTATTTTTTATAAATAAATTCATCCTATACCAAACAAACTCTAAAAGAGCGTCCAATTTGTCCTCCACATCCTCCTTTGATAAATTAACTACATAAGTTTCAATTCGAAACCCACTGTTTTTTGAGAATGAAATAAATTTAAATTTATTACCTATGCCAAATGTAGTTCGTACTCCTCTCAAATAAATAGCAGGTTGTAACCAATAACTTTCCCAGTGAAATTTACTGCCGAAAGTCTTAAAATCTACAACCGTACCATCTGCTAAAACACAGTCAACAAATCCCTTTATTGGGATAGGAATTGACGCTGAGCTAAATTGAAATTCTTTTTCTAGAACTGGTTCAGCGTCTATATAGTATGGCTGTAGTTTAGATAATTCACTCTCTACATGGGGTGATGAAAATAATAAATTACCTTTTTGAACGTAATCACTTGGTAAAGACAACTTCGATTTTTGACAAGTGGACTCCCAAATATCTTCTAATTTTTGCTGCTTATTAGATAAAAATTGCGCAACAGTTTGGTGGAATAAAGAGCCGAATAAGGTATCGATAGTTTGAGGTTTAGGCTCCTTATCAATATAAATTCGCTTCCACCTCTGGGCGCAATCTAAAAAAGTCGATATACTCGAATAGGATAAATGGTCTGTAGGAAACAATGTCTAATCCTCGCTTTCTTCTAAAATTTTTAATGCCCCAGGCAGGATTCGAACCTGCATGACTAACGGTTTAGAAGACCGCTGTTCGTCCATTGAACTACTGGGGCGAAAAAATTAACCCTCTAACACCTCTACAAAAATTGAACAATTATCTAGATACTCAACAATAAAATTTCCAGAGATTAAAATAGTTCGAGGGTAGGAAAAAATTCCTAATCTAGACACATTTACGCCCTCTTTAAAAGATTTTATTTTTTCCCTTATCTCAGCATTAGAATAAAAAGAGTAAACGGGTACTCCCCAAATTTTATAAAGAGCCTGACCATTAAGAGTTTTTATTTCTGGGTTAAGTAGATAAAAATCTTCAAAAGGTGTTTTCATAATCGCAGCGACAGGTACTTGTTTATAAACTTTTTCATCATATACAAAAGCGTTCATTTTTTTTTCTCCTTTCATAAAGTGTGCTATTTGTTGAAAAATTTTCAACAATTCTGTCAGTATTATAGCACACTTTTTCAAGTTTGTCAAGAGATTGATTCTGGAATTCTATTATCCTTTCTAACTAGCTCATCACCGGTCAAATCAAAGACAGTATCACAATAAGTACCATCTGAAAACTTTCTTTTGCAATGGAACCTCAATTTAGCCTTTTTGCTTTCTGGATAGAGCATCCAGACTGACGCAACCCAAGTTCCGCATTTCGGACAAAGAACAATCTTCATTTTAGACTCATAGAATCTCTTAGCTTTCTGTTTCAGGCTCTCAACAAAGTCAATGATAGACTCCTGCTCGCTAGCTTTTCGATTTCGCCGAGTAATACCAAGACTGTCCTGTAACTTGTTAATATCATTGCGCAGATTAGACTTAATATTATTTAACTTTTCCAACCTGACGATATCAACCTCATCAAATCCTCCCTCACCCTCTTGTAATTTATAGGAGTATCTTTCAAAATCTTCAAGGCTAATAAACGCCTGAGCTAAAGCCCTTAAAGCTAATAAGTCATTAATTTTCAAGTCAGACAAATCATAATCACGAGAAAATTCATTTATTTTATCTTGGATTCGCTTCTCAAATTCTTGAGTAAGCGATACGCCCGTAACCATTTCAGAGTAAATTTTATCAAACTCCTCGTCAGATAAATTCCTATATTGCTTAAGATTTCTAATCCTGTTTTTAGATATATAATCTTTCATTCGAGCAAATCTCCTAAACTCATCTTATAACTTTTGTACCTCATCAGGCTGTCAATTAAACTCTCCGTCAACAGAGAATCATCCTTCGAATATAAAAATCGGATAAGCGCTGTCAAGTCCTCTCTCGTAAGGTAAACTACTACCAGATTGTGGCTTTGTGCACACTTTACCGCATCGATTGATGCGTTATACTCAGCATTGCAATAAACACATCTATAAGCCATAAAACCTCCTTTATTATAATTATAACTCTTTTATTGCATTTTAGCGCATAATCAACCTATTGTCAAGGCTTGACAAGTTACAGTTAGTTTGGTATTCTTAGGTATAAGCTAAAAGCAAAGATTCTAATGCTCTTCTTATAGAAAATTAACAAAACTCTAACGAAAAAACCCTTGACAAGTCTTGACTTTTCTGCTAAAAAATAGGTAAAATTGCGGGGACAAGACTTGGATAATAAATAAAAAATAAATTACAATGACCGTAAGCGGTGAACGGAATTCGGAATAAACTAAACGCTTATTAACGATAAACGCAATTAAACTTAGGATAATTATGATAAAAATAAAAAATTATAGATGAACTAACTGCCCAATAATTTTTCCGAAAGGAGGTTTAATGCGTGTAGATAAACAAACCGAAGTTTTAGAAAAATTGCAAAATTTTCTGCAAAATTGCAGAGTTCTTTGCATTGACCTAGAAACGAGCGGATTAGATTTTCTTACCGATTCCGTTTTGTTAATTGGTCTTTTTGTACCGAATAGTATCAACTTTGTTGATTCTAATAAAGCGTACTTAAAAGATAAAATCGATTTTCAAGCGAGTGCTGTTTCCCCACCCACCCACCCTTTCCGCTCAGAACAAAAAAATTTAAAATCGAATCTAGCCTCCTTAACCGAGGCTTCCGAAAATAGAACAATCGTTCTACAAAAAGATTTTAATTCCTTTCGGGACTTTCAAACCGAATTTTCCGAAAGCGGAACAATCGTTTTACAAAAAGATGAGGGCATTCTTATAATTATAAATCCTCGTCAAACCGCCCCGATTGTGAAATTTTTCACAAGTTTACAAGGTAAATTATTTATCGGGCATCATATTAAGTTTGATTTGAAGTTTATTTACGCTAAATATGGTGTTTTATTAAAAAATATTTTTGATATTTTTATTGCCGAGGGCGTATTAACCGCGGGTTTGGGTAGCTCCTTTTCATCCTTAAATGACTTGACAAATAAATATTTTGGTGTACAATTAGAAAAGGAGATAAGAGATACTTTTATCGGTAAAGAGAATGATGAATTTTCTGAGGAGCAAATAGATTACTTGATAAATGACCTAAAATACCTTGATAGGATATACTTAAAGCAGGTAGAGCGTTCTAAGGAATTTAATTTAGAACATGTCTTAGATTTGGAAATGAAACTCGTTCCTGTAGTTACGATGATGGAATATCTAGGTATAAAAATTGATACAGATACTTGGACTCAAACATTACCTTTACTTGAATCAAGAAGAGATGAAGAGGAGAGAAATTTAAAATCTTATTTGTTTAATCATTTGATTGACCGTTTAAAGGGTAAAAATCTTTTAGAAATGTGTGAAGAGTTGAACATACCCGTAAAGACTAAAAAAGCTAAACAATTTCTAGAGACTGTTTATGATATTGATTATATAAAAGATTGGTTACTAGATAATATTAATTTAGATTCTCCTAAACAAGTGTTGTCGATTCTACATTTGTTGGGAGTAAATGTACCAAATACAAACGAACAAACATTACAAGATTATCTATCTCATGATATTATAAAAATGCTTTTAAAATATCGAGAAATACAAAAGTTGTTAACAACTTATGGTACAAATATTATTAGTAAGATTCACCCTTTAACAGGATGTCTCCATCCTGAATTTAATCAGGTAGGGACAGCTACTGGTAGATTTAGCTCAAGCAATCCTAATTGTCAAAATATTCCCGCTACTGAGGAGTTTAGAAAGATGTTTATTGCCCGACCTGGGTTTTTAATTTTAGATGCTGATTATAATCAGCAAGAGTATAGATTAGCTGGGGCATTATCAGGAGATAAAAAGATTATAAATGCTTATAAAGCGGGACATGATATTCATACGGCTACAGCTTCAATTGCTTATAAAGTACCTTTAGAACAGGTAACTAAAGAGCAAAGAACAGATGGTAAAAAAATTAATTTTTTAACTTTGTATGGTGGTTCTGCAATGAAATTGCACAAAGTCTTGGGATTTAATTTGGAGTATGCGCGAGAAATTATTGATTCAATAAATACGTCTTATGTAACTTCAGTGCAATTTAGAAAATTGTTTGGTGAGAAAACTTTTGAGCGGGGTTATTCTGTTACAGCTTTTGGAAGAAGACGATGGTATGAAAAGCCAGCCATCTACAATTCGGTTGATGAGTTTAAAGAGTTAAAATCTAGGATTATGAGACAGGGTTATAATGCGCTTATTCAAGGCACGGGGGCAGATATTGTTAAACTAGCAATGGTTAGGTGTTTTTATGAAAATCCTTTCGGATTAGATAAGTTTAGAATTATTTTACAAGTGCATGATGAAATTGTGTTTGAGGTTGCGGAGGAGATTATTGATGACGCTAAAGATTTTGTTATAAAAATAATGGAGGAGGTAGAACAAAAATTTTTGGGCGAAATACCTGCCGTTGTTGAGGTGAAGATTAACAAACATTGGACAAAATAAATAGGAGATTTTATGATAAAGAAAAAACAATTTGAAAATTTACTTGAAGAGTTAGCTGAGTATATAACGAATCCTGATGACACTTTGAAGGTAATCTCATCTGGAATTGTTAGTTTAGACATTATTTTGGGAACTGGAGGGATTCCTTTAGGTAGATTTATAGAGTTATTTGGTCCTCCTGCCAGTGGTAAAACGACAATTGCGATGACAATTGTTAGTGAGTTTTTAAAAGCTGATGATAGGTTTGTATCATATTGTGATGCTGAGCAGGGGTTATCTGAGTCTTTTATTAGTTATTTTATTACGCCTGAATTGCGAGAGAGATTTTTGCTACTTCAGCCCGGCACTCTAGAAGATGCGCTTACAGTTTGCGAAAAGGCGATTAATTCAAAGTCATGCAGCCTTGTTATTTTAGACTCAATTGGGTCTTTAGTTCCTCAGGCGGTTTTGAAAAATAATTTGGGCGATAGTCATGTTGCTGTTTTATCTAGAATCTTTACCCAGTTTTTACAGCGAAATATGTCTAATGCGCGAATAAATGCGTGTACTTTTATCGGAATCAACCAGGTTAGAGCTGACTTTGGTAGTTATATAAAGTCATTTGCTACACCAGGTGGGTTTGCTTGGAAGCATCTAATTACTTTAGGCATTGAGTTAAAGTTCCCTAGTATGATAAAGCAGGGAGATGATAAAATCGGTCAGAATACTCCGATTGTAATAAAGAAGAACAAGTTAGCGACCCCTTTACGTAGTTTTCCAGTTCCGATTATTTATGGGAAGGGCGTAGATAAGATTAGAGATATTATTCAATTTGGCGAGGTTGCTGGTATAATTAATAAAAGAGGCTCGTATTATGTCTTTGATGATATAAATCTTGGATTAGGTATGAATAATGCGATTAAATTTTTAGAATCTAGTCCAGAAGTACTTGACAAAATCAAAGAAAGGTGCTATAATTTACTTGAAAAATTTGATAATGTATCTTTTGAGGTTCTAGAGAAAGGAGATGATGATGCCGAGGTCGATTTCAGTTGAAAGAACGTATGCGATTAAGCAATATGAGAATATTAAACTATTTGATTCGTTTAGTCTTAGTGAGTTAGCAGATTTGATTTTAGAAGGAACTGGAAAGGAGGTGCTATTTGATAATGAATTTGTAGATAGAGTGCGTTTACTACAATTTGTGAATTTGGAGTTGGCTTTTCGTAGGTATCTAGAGTTGTTGAAAAAGCTAAGTGATTTGAATTTAGAAGATTCGATTACATTTTTAGAGACGGAGAAGGCTAATCTGATTGATTTAATCAAAGAATCTATTTTATCTAAATTTGAAAAGGAGAGTTAAAAATGAATTTTAATGAATTTTTTGGAACCGACATTAATCGAGAACGAACAGCTAATTTTGGGAAGATAATGTCTTTTAAAGACCCTGGCGTGTACAGAATTCGGATTTTAGAGCCTTTGAAGCTCCTTAATACGCATTATATTCGGAGTCAAAAAATTTCTGTATTATGCCTTGGGGATAGTTGTCCGATTTGCGCTAATAATATGAAGTTAATGGCTGCTGACCCTCAAAATTATTGGAAACTACCTAATTACTATTCAATTAATTATCGATATGTTTGTAATATTTTAGATAGAACACGCGTAAGAATTTGCCCAGGATGTGGGACATCTAATTATTATTTCTTATTACAGAAAACTGGTAATAAGTGTACAAATTGCGGGATGTCTTTAGTATCTACGGAATTGGCGCCCTTAAATGAGATTAGAATTGCATCTTTTAGTGAAACTTTTAGAAATCAATTAAAGACTGCTGCACTTTCTGTAATGGATGCTGAGGGTAGTATTATTCCTGTAAATAAGTATGATATTAATGTTACAGTAACAGTTTCTAGTAACGGTAAGAAAACAATTACCCCAGCGCCCGCTCTGGATGGGATTGAGGATGTTGAAGTTGATACGTCTCAGTTTATTGAGCATACAAAAGCAGCATTAAATTTTTCGGCAGACGAGCTGGTGAGAATTTTAGAGGGAGAAAGTTTTAGAGATGTTCTTGCTAGCCGAAACGTTACTAAAGAGTCTTCATTTGTAACCTCAGATTTTGTATTGGATGGCAATAATGAAATTGCAGATGAGGTTGCGGAAACTTTAAAACAATTCTTAGGTAATGATTAGTTTGCTGTATGAAAGGGTCAATATCAGAAAAGTATTATAATCTTCTCGAAAAATCTGCAAATAAACCAGCCATATTGGTTGCATTTTTACGGGAATTTTATCCTGTTGAGAATAAGTTATATGGGTTTATCGGTAAACTAGTGCAACTTTACGGTGAGGTAATCGTTTTCGAGGGTATTTTGATTACCGTTATGTCTGATATTGACCCTCTTAATTTTAAATCTTATTTGGCTAGAGTTTGTAAAAATCTTTTTTTGGAGAGAACTTTACAAAGTACATCTTCTGATTTAACAAATATTGCTAATAATAACTTGGTAAGATTATATCGGAGTGATGATGAACAGACAAAAACGGAAAGGAGTGGCTTGGGAAAGAGAATTTGTCGAATTAGTAAATAGTATTCCAGAATGTTCGGCAAAGCGAATCGCCGGCTCTGGTGCGTTTGGAACCCAATTGGATGAACCTCAATTAACAGGAGATGTTGTCTTCGCTGCTAATGATTTTCCCAGAAAATTTAGATTTGAGTGTAAGACTGGGTATGGTAATGAAACTCAATTAACAATAAAGCGAGAATGGTTTGATAAGATAAAAGAAGAAGCATCTAAAACCATGAGTATTCCAGGGGTTGCACTGAAATTTTCGGGTGTTAGGGCAAAGGGGCAGGTAAGATATGTAATTGCTTTTGACTTTGAAACTTTTGTTGAATTGCTGACTTATTGTTTAAGTTTGAAAAAAGAGCTGGATTTGCTGTATGACAGAGCTAACGGTTTGGGATTTGGTTAAGAAATATTATCAGGATACTTTTAATGTGCCTCCTCGATATTTAGATTTAGCAGCCTGTATTGATATTCTTAGACTATGTGTTGAGGGGTATAGCAATCTGACTATTAGCAGGAGGCTAAAATTACCTGTTGATTATATAGAGGATGTCCTCTATGATTTTTTGAATTTTTATGGCTGGGATGCCGATTTAGATATAAGTCCCATTGCTATTTATAATTTATCGGCTAATGATTTTGAATATTATCGTCAAAGGTTTTTGATGCTATCTCCCTTTTATTATAACGATAGATTGATAAAAAAATCTTTTAAAGTGTGTCAAAGGTATAAGGAATTATTGAAGGAACTGGAGGATTTATATGACAAAGTTAGTTGATTTACCTGATATTGAAAAAGTTCAAGATACAATTTTTGAATTATATCAATTAGAACAAGAGCTGGGTAAAGTTAAATTGGCAATCAAACTTAAAGAGGCTGAGGTTGTTAATCTTGTAGCAAATAATCCTCAATATTTTAAAAATGGTAAGCCATTGCCCATCTCACAGATTCAAGCTACTTATGCTATTACGGGTTTAAACAATGAGCTTTCAAAATTACGAGCTAAGCTGATTGAATTAGAATCGGAAGTAAATTATAAATCCAGGCAGTTAGACCTCTATAAAATGATTGCTGATTTGTGGCGAACGCAGTCGGCAAATGAACGAAAGGCATGAGTGCTTATATTAAACTGTTATTGTTAAATCGAGACGAAATAAAAACATCTATCGTTCAGCAAGTAGATGATGTTGTTTATTTTAATTTTGATTCTGATTTGTATGACGATTTAATGGCATTGGAGACTAAGATAGAAACTCTATATAAAGCTGGTTTAATTACAGATGAGGAAATTTTAATTTTAAATCTTATTACGCTAAATAAATCTTTTCGTAGTTTGGAAAAGATTTATGGCATTTCCAGAATAACAATCTCCAAAAAATTTGATAGTATATGTAATAAATTAGCTTTGTATTTAGGCGGGAAATTCACAAATGAAGGTTACGCTAGATATTTGATGAAGAAATATAATCTTACAGAAGCCGAATTTAGAAAACTAATTCAGACTTTTAATAAGGAGTTAAGTAGTGATATTACGTTGTAAGCATAGACACACAATTGAAGAGCATCCATCTTGTTTTGCGCAGGGATATGTTGATGATAAAGACTTCGAAAAGAAGACTGGTCAGCCTTGGTATAAATATCCTGCATATAGAATTGGGTATTTAGATATTGAAACAACCCAATTAAACGGTGATTATGGTTTTATGCTTTCTTGGTGTATAAAAGAAAAAGATGGTAAGATATATTATGATGTAATTTCAAAAAAGGATTTATCTTCATATTTATTTGATTATCGGATTGTAAAATCTTTGATTGGACAACTTAAGTCTTTTAAAATCATTATTACATATTACGGTGATAGGTTTGACCTACCTTTTGCAAGGACTAGGGCTTTGTATCATAGACTAGAATTTCCAGCTTATGGAGAGATTTATACTTGGGATTTGTATTGGACAGTGCGTTCTAAATTGAAATTGAGTAGAAATACTCTAGAGAACGCTTGTCATCTGATGGGCATAGAGGGTAAAACTCATCTAGATTCTCTTATTTGGATGAAAGCATCGCTAGGTGAGCCAAACGCGTTGAAAACTGTCCTAGAGCATAACAAGGCAGATGTTGAGATACTGGAAGCGTTACATAATCAACTTGAACCATTCAGAAAATGGTTAAAGAGAAGTATTTAGCTCTTGACAAGCTGATAAAGTGTGTTATAATATATGTACAATACCAACTAAAGAAAGGATGAGCTATAATATGAAAAACCCAGATGCGGAAATTATTTCTGTAATGCAGGTAAAAGCCTTGAACAATAATATTGTTCAGGTAGACGTTAGTTATAAAAGAATTATTTATAAAGACGGGCAGCCTGAGGAAATGATATTTAGCGCATCAGGTTTTGATAGGGATATATTCAGGGCATATCAAAAAGCTATGTTAGAAATATATGTTGCCTTGGGAGTAATAGAAGAATTTGACGGTATTGAATTAGTACAACCTAGTTCTTCAGTATTATGATTTATATTCATAAATTAAAAAATAATTTAGTTATAAAAAATCCTCATAATCTGGGGATTTACATAACGAAGGATGGAAATTTAGTAATCCCTATATTTGCGCTAACAGCAATTCTTAAATTTATATTATTTAGGAAATTTATTAATTATAAAACAATTCAAATGGTTGTTAATGAATATAAAGAATGGATAGAAAGGAGTTGAAAATGGAGTGGAGACTTCAAGATAATATAGTTGAAGAAGATTATCACTATGATAATTTTGATTTTTATTCTATAGCAACGGATGAAGAAAAAGAAAGCTGGTGGGCGTGCGTCTTAGGTGATAAGCCTGAGATTGACTATGAGGTAAGTTATGAAGATTGGCTAAATCTAATTTTACAGGAGGTTAATTATGCGTAAACTAATTGTAACTAGACATAAAGGAGCTGTTGATTGGATTCACAAGCATTATCCCAATACACTAGATTGGGAGGTAAAGGCGGAAGTTTCTGAAGCCGATGTTAATGGCGCAATTGTAATTGGGGTATTGCCTCCTCCTTTAGCATCTTTAACGGCTAAATATTTTGCAATTGAATTTAAGTCTGGGAAGTCTCCTAGAGGCCAAGAATGGACTCTGGAGGATATGGAAAATGCCGGGGCAACCCTTCAGCAGTATGAGATAAGAAAGGGTGATGAGGATGTATCATTCCTATCCTGAAGTTTTTAGTTTGTATCATAAACAAGTTAGAGATATTTTTTCTACGCCTGTTATTGTTGAAGAAAAGGTTGACGGCAGTCAGTTTTCTTTTTACAAAGACAGGAATACTGGCATTGTTCATTGTTTCTCAAAAAATGTTGAGATTAATTTGGATTATCCTCAAAGCCTTTTTAAACCTGCCGTTGATTTTGTTTTATCTATTCAGGCGTTATTAATTCCTGGGTATGTCTATAGAGGGGAGTGTATAAGCAGGGAAAAACACAACGTTATTAAATACTCTAGAACGCCTAGAACTTTTATTGCTGGTTTTGATATTGATAGGGGGTATGAAGATTATCTCTCTCCTGAAGAGAAGCTGGAAGAGTTTAATCGGTTAGGTATTGAAGTTGTGCCAGTCCTCTACAGTGGAGTTGTATCTAATGTAGAAGAATTAGAAAGTTTATTAGATAAAGAATCTTTTTTAGGAGGTTCGCTTGTTGAGGGGGTTGTAATTAAAAACTATAATCTTTTTGGCGCTGATAAGAAAATTTTAATAGCTAAGATTGTATCAGATAAATTTAAAGAAGTGGCTAAGCAGGTTTGGTCTCAATCTAATATAGTAAAAGAGCTAGGTACAGCTCTGAGGACTGAGGCTAGGTGGCAGAAGGCTGTAATCCACCTGAAAGAGCGAGGATTGTTAGAAGATAGTCCGAGGGATATTCCTAGGATTATTGATGAGGTTTTAGCAGATGTTAGAAAGGAAGAGTATGAAAATATTTGCGAGGCTTTATTCAATCATTATTGGAAAGATATTTCCCGTGAAATTATCAAAGGAATCCCAGAGTGGTACAAAAATCAGTTGGGATGAGTTTAGTACACGTACTGATACTGTTGGAAAGTGGCATAAATACACCACTTTAAATACAATAATAGATGATTTAGAGGTTTTTGTTTTCCGACCTGATGAGATGACAATGACTTTAAGTGAGGCTTTGGATTTTCTTTATAGGAATAAGGATAGTTTTAGAAATATCGACTCAGAAGATATTGAAGGGCTATGTGATTTATTTAGTAGTAGCGAGTTTATCGAAGATTTACTTAGCGGAGAATATGGGCATAATGAATTTGGAGGGCGATGAGTTTTATGAAATGTAAATTTTGTAACTCCTGTCTTAAGATAATAAGAATTGATTTTGATGATGAATCTATAATTTATTTTGTCTGTCTATTTTGTGGCAGAGTTTATCGATACATTTCTGATTGGGAATTTCCCCAAGAAGATAATTCTGAGAAAGCTGATAAGGTTAGAGAAATCTTTAAGCTATCAAAAGTAGGTTAAAATGATTGAAGATTCTACTACTTTAGAAGTTGCTGTACTGTCTTTATTTATTAATAACCCTGAGTTAGTGCTTGAATATCAGAGTTTACCCTCTGATATTTTTTCATCGTCTGTTAATAAAAGCCTTTTTGAGGTAATTAAATCTCTTTCTATTAGCGGATTCTTGCCCTCCTTTGACTTGGTGCATAGTACTTTAGCGTCAAGAAATATGCTTGAAACTTGTGGAGGGATTGATTATCTTAAGTATTTGAAAGATTCTCAATATTATGTTGAGAATTTAAAAGAGTATATTAGTTTATTGGTAAAGCATTATAAAAGGCGCCGGCTTGTTAGAATGCTGAATAATTTAGATTCATCTACTATTCCAGTTGATAGAGTTGATAATTTGGTTTATGAGCTAAAAAATTATCTAGATAATCTGGATACTCTATCTGATGATTCTTTTGTATCTAAACTTGGGGCAGCAATTCCAGAATCTATCGGAGCCTTGGAGCATAAAATACAATCTCAAAATAAAATAGATATTACGACTGGATTTAAACACCTTGACGCTATTACTGGAGGATTTATTTCAGGTGATTTGTGGTATGTAGCGGGTAGACCTAGTATGGGCAAAACTGCATGGTGTTTGAATTCAATAAACGCAGCTATTTCTAACGGAATACCTAGTCTCATTTTTTCTTTAGAAATGAATAAAATGGCTTTAGTTTATCGGCTATTAGCTTTGAGAACTGGGATTCCGATTACAAATATTCGATTGGGATTGATTAATCAAGAGCAATTGGAAATTATTAAACAAGAAGCGCAAAATATAAAAGAATTGCCTTTATTTATTGATACAAAGTTTGACGCAAATATTTACTATATTAGAAATACAGCTAGAAGACTGGTTCACACAAACGGAATAAAACTTGTTCATATAGATTATCTACAACTTATTGATATTGCGGATAATGCAAATGCAGTGCGAGAGTTTTCATCCATATCAAGAAGTTTAAAAATTTTAGCAAATGCTTTAGATGTTACTGTAATTGCGTATTCTCAATTAAATAGACTCGTTGAACTAAGAGGTGATAAAAGACCTATACTATCCGATTTAAGAGAAAGTGGCGGGCTAGAGCAAGATGCTAATGTTGTTCTTATGCTTTATAGGGATGTAATGTATAACCCAAACACTGACCAAAAAGATTTGATGGAGTTTATTATCCGCAAACATCGAGAGGGGCCTATAGGCACATTATTTGCCATTTTTAATGCTGAAACAAATAAGATTATTGAGCATCTATGAGCGTTCTAGCTAAATTGGTGCAAGAGGATTTTGGTATTAAGAATGAAACTGAGCGATGGTTAAAGGCTCGGAAACATGATTCACTTGTAGTTGATAAACAACATGAAAAGTTTTATTGGAATTCCGTTGGTTTATCTGGCGGGGTAGCTGAATATCTTATCTTTGTAAGAGGTTTTTCTAAGGAGCAAGCTAATAATTTTTTAAGAGAGAATGGTTATTTAAATTACTTGCAAACGATTTCTGAAGCTTCTGATGAGCAAGAGCAGGAACAAGATGGGAATTTAGTCAAATTTTTTTATGAAGCTGGAAAAAATAATCGAGATTATTTCTATCGCCGAAATTTAACTGATGCTACCATTGATAGATTTATGTTAGGATATTACAATGGTTGGTATTCAATACCGTACTATAAGAGCGATAAGCTACTTAATATTGAACTTAGACGAGATACTCCATCTAAGCAAATTAAGCAATACTATGCGAATGTAGGTCAAGTTATTTTTAATGTGGATATTCTTAATTTTGTGAATACCGTCTTTATTACAGAAGGCTCAATAGACGCTTTGAACTTAATTCAAGTCGGGCTACCTGCGATTAGTTCATTTGGTATTATTAGACCTCGATATTATTTTTTATTTGTTAATGTAAAAAAGATTTTTATTTTATTTGATAACGATAGCGGTGGGATGAATATGGCACTAGCTACTGCTAGACGGCTTGGCGTTGAGCGTTGTTATATCTACTGCTTCGAGGATTTTGAAAAGAAGGGTTATGACCCAGTTGATTACTTTAGAGATGGCGGTAGCAAAGCCGACTTGTTAAAGATTGTTAATTCAAAGAGTCGAAAAGCCTATCAGATTGTTAAGAAGCCTTAACCTATGACTTCTTGACATTTTCCAAGCTCTAGGCTATAATATAAGTACAAACAAAATAGAAAGGATTGAAGCCATGAAACGTTGTCCTATTTGTCGTAAGAAACGACCAGATTATTTATTTGATAAGTATCAAAATATTTGTTTGGACTGTTTTTTGAAAGTTACCGACATGCAAGTTCAAAAAGTCCAAACGAAAAAGAAAAAGTATTGGAAGGAGCAAAGGGATGAGAAATATTGGAACTAGGTTTTATTTGGAGGCTGGGTATTTTTGGGGTGAAACTCCCAGCTTACTTTCAATCGAAATTTTTAGTTATATGTCAGGTATTTTAGATATTTTACATATCAAAATTTATAAATTTGTATTTTCATTTGGATTGCAAATAAGGTAATGTGAATATTAAATGAAAAATTTGCGGAAAGCAGATTGCTGCGAAACTTGCAAACATTTTCGCAGCGTTTTTAATGATTATTTTTATTGTGGTTTCTATGGAGAAAAGCCCCCTAAATTTAATCCCAATGATGGGGAAGCCTCTAGAAAAGCGCTTCAAAAATTTTTGAAATTATATGGAATAGAGCCTGATTACATCTGTGATTATTATGAATCATAGTGGGTCGATTAGAAAGGAGAATATAAAATGCGTAAAAATTTTCGTCGGGTAAATACTTGTTATACATGCAAGTATCTTCGCTCAATAGAGAGTAGTTTTGATAATTTATATTGTGGATTAGGAGGTCAAACTCCTCCAGAATATGACCTAAATGATAATGATTATTGGAATGCTCTAGAAAATTTTTTAGATAATAACGGAGTGGCTGTAAATTACGTATGCGATAATTATACAGCGGAAGAGGTTAACTAAAAAGGAAATGACTGGTAACATTACTTTATATAATGATGATTGTTTTAATATTTTTGATAAAATTCCAAGTGAAAGTATAAAGGTAGTTGTACTCGACCCGCCTTATGCTAAACAGTATCTCAATCTTTATATAGATATTTTGCCTCATATTTATCGGATTTTACAGAAAGGAGGTAGTTATTTTGCAATAATTCCTCAACATACCATGCCTAAAATTATTGAAGAAACAAGTAAGGTTTTGAAATGGCGTTGGATTATCTGTATAAATCAGGAGAAATATAATCACGCCAGGCTAAGCATGGGAATCGAGGTGATGTGGAAGCCCATGGGTTGGTGGGTAAAAGGTTCTTTTCAACGTAAAAGTTTTATGAAAGATATGGTTTTTTCTGATAGAGAGAAAACTTTACATGGTTGGCAGCAGAGTTTATCCTGGGCTTCCTACTGCTTACAAGTTACAAGTCCAGGTGATACCGTTTTAGACCCTTTTATGGGTACAGGGACTGTTGGAGTAGCTCGCAAGAAACTAGAGAGAAATTTTATAGGAATTGAGTTAGACAAGGAAACTTTTGAAATTGCTAAAAAACGAATAGAGGAAGTTGATTAGAAAGGAGAATAAAATGGACATCGCTAATGTTGTATCATTTACACTGGAAATTGCAAAATATACTACTGCAACCCCTGAAGAATTGACTGAGTTAATTAGCCTAACCAGGAGATTGCATACTGTAAACGAACGTCTTTGCATGGAGGAAAATAATATAGAACGCTTGCTAAAAAAGCAGGAACGCATTGAAAATCGCATAAAAGAACTAGCTGGTAAAATCGGGGCTATTGGTGTTATTTGTAGTAATGACCCTCGATACGCAACTGTTAAACTTTACTTCGAGGGTATGCCAGATTTCATGGATGGAATAAGTGTACCATATTGATAATAACTCGAACGGGGAAAGGAGGATAAAATGGAACTAGAACAATATGCTTACTGGGCATTTAATCATATGTTACGGGTAAATCCCGCATTACCACTCACTGCACGAGATTTTAATCGAGCAGTAAGAAAAATAAAAGCAACCGCAGCTCTCCTTTATACTCTAGCAGTGAGTGATGAGGAGGAGGGCGTGCTTCGGTTTCTTGCCCAGGAGTTAGTAGATGAGGGGTCGGCAATAGGCATTGTCGGTTCCTGGTCTGGTATTGGCTCCTGCCGTCGGTACGCTAAAGACAGAGGGGGATATTATGCGTATGCCATGAAAAGGGCAATAGATGCAGCCCTCCTGGATGGTGGTATGTTGTGCCTGCCTCTAAAAGACGCAAACAAAGTGATATTATCACTATATCCGCATACATGGTGTGCCGTGCGTGCGTTAATTAATTGCCAGAAGTTCCCCGAACTAAACTGCGAGGGGGAGGTAGCATTAGCAGTTTTACGCGAGTGGGATGTGTTCTATAAAATTTATCACATCCCCAAATTCACGGAAAGAATGGCACGAGAGCTTAGCTCCCCCATCAAATTCGCAATCGATGAGGATTGTGGATACATGACTTTATGGACAAAACAAGATACTGATGGGAATATTAGCGCTATCGATGACGGTTATTGGCATTTCTTCAGCGGTACTCTAGAAAATGCCCACACTAAATGTGGAGGAGTCATTCGTGGTGTGGGATGGTACGTAAGCTTACGACCTTTTACAATAGAAGGAGAATAAAAATGAACGATATACTATATATACTTATTGAAAAAACTTCAAAAGGGTTCCCTGCTATTTGGGTTGGAGGTGGGGCAACCGCTCGCCAGTTTTCAGCCCAGTTTGTCTTGCGGGATAAAAAACTTGCTCCAGCAAGCTTTATTGTCGAGAGTGAGTTTGTATGCAATAATAATCAGGCATTAGTCCCCCTCCAAAGGGGGGATGTAATTGTGGTAATTCAGGGGATGTATCCCGCCCATCCAGATAACCCCGTAATCGGGCTTCACGGGTGGAAGGTAAAAGGATTCAAAATCAATGATGACAATTGTATTGCCATTGCTAAATCTGTCGACATTAGCATAAACGATGTACCCTTCTCCGTCTGGGAGGGATGCAGCGTTTATCACAACCGAGATGCACGTTACTTTATCGCTGATGAATAATGTGTAACCCTCCCCCTATCCCCATTGCAATAGTGCAACCGGGGCTGGAGCTATTTATGAGAATAACCTCTTTAGAAGCTATTTTATTAGGAAAGGATTAGCGAGATGGATGACGATTATACACCTCTAACAATTGGTGAATGTTTAAAAATTGTCTCAATGTTTGCTATATTTTTTATTCTTTTCACCGTCGGTGCTGTTTTTGAAAGTGGGATATTACAAATATTTTTTGCCTTTTCAGCCACAGCTACCTTTGCATTAATTTTAATTTTAGTTCATGACGTTATAAAATATGGAGAAAGAAAATGAAGGTCTGCAAACTTACTGAAGAATCTAAACTACCAACTAAAAAATATGCGGGTGATGTGGGGTTTGACTTATATTCTACTATTGATGTAGTCATTGAGCCTCACACAACCGCGATTATTCCCACAGGCATTGCTATTGAATTGCCAAGTGGGTTTTTTGGCTGGATTACAAACAAAAGCTCTAAAGAATATCTAGTCGGAGCTGGGATTGTAGATAATAATTATAGAGGCGAGATAAAAGTTAGAATATTCAATGTGCTGAATAAAAAAATTTATATCAAGGAGGGTGATGCAATTGCCCAGCTAATTCTTTTACCGCAGATTAGTGATACAATTGAATTGGTTTTATTCCTCTCCGAGACAGATAGAAATAATGATGGAGGAATTAATCGATAGAAAGGAAGTTTTAGGTAAAATGAATTTTTTAGGTGGATTTACGGTGATGGAGTACAATACAATAATTTGTGGCGACTCTCTAGAAGTATTAAAAACTTTTCCAGATAGTTTTATTGATTGTATAGTTACATCACCACCTTACTATGCTGGAAAAGAGTATGAGGATACTTATAAAACTCAATCTGGATATGAAAAATATTTGAATTCTCTAATCAATATTTTTATAGAGTCTGAAAGGGTTTTGAAACCTGGCGGTCATTTGTGGATTAATGTTGATGATGTCCATACTAGTTTGAAGTCGGAATATAAGCGTAATATTACGCTTCCTACTCACGCCTTTTTGACTGTTGAGTTGTCAAAGGTTTATGATTATAAGGATTTAGTGCTTTGGAGGAAGATTAGAGGAAAGCACGCTAGCGGAGGAGCTTCTAGATTATTGGGTAGTTATGGAAGATTTGGTTCGCCAGGTTCTATTCCTATTGTTGGGGAGTGTGAATTTATTTTATGGTTTAAAAAGAAAGGCAAAAGAACTGATGTTACTGATGAAATGAGAAGATTATCTAGCCTAACCAGTGAGGAGTTTAAGGTATATGGTATGCAAGTCTGGGAGGTACGACCAGAGAATGCTTTAAGAGCTAAACACCCAGCGCCGTTTCCTGAAGAAATTCCTGCCAGGATAATAAAACTATCAACTTTTGTAGGAGATTTAGTTCTTGACCCTTTTGTAGGAAGCGGTACTACAGCCGTTGCTGCAAAAAAGTTGGGTAGAAATTTTATCGGAATAGATATAAGTCCTAAATATTGTGAGATTGCAAATGAGAGATTAAATTCTTTAGATAGAAAGGAGTAGAAAATATGGAAGAAAGAATTATTTATTTACCAGTTTATATAGGAGAAGAGAAACTTTGGCAAATCGCCAAATATTCATTAGACTTCGAAACAATTGTAGGGTATGTAACAGGGTTAGCTTTTGATACGGAAAGGGAGGTTTATGAGGCTATCCTTGCTTTAGAGGCTGCCGAAGTTAATAAAAAGATTAGTAAGGAGTAGTCATACTATTGAAAAATTTTAATGTCTTAACTGGTATTCGATAATTCTGACACAAACAGTTTTTTAATAATTTTGGTTAACTAAAATCGCCATTTTAACACAATTTTAAGGAGGTATTTTTATGTCCTTATCACAAGAAATTCTCAACTTGCGTTATGCTTGGGATAAAGGTAATGGTATGAAAGAGACTTGGGAAGAGGTTGCTCAAAGGGTTGTTGATAATGTTTTAAATGTTTTTAATGTCCAGCAATCTATAAAGGACGCTATTTATGAAATTATTGTACGGAAGAAGTTTATACCTGGTGGGAGGTTTTTAGCCCAGGCGGGAAGAAAGTTTCACCAGGTAAATAACTGTTTTCTCCTTCGGGCTGAAGATTCAAGAGAAGGCTGGGGAGAATTGATGAAAAAAGCCTCTTTAATGCTGATGTCTGGGGGCGGGGTTGGTGTAGATTATTCACAGATTAGACCTTACGGTTCTGCTCTTAAAAGCTCCGGAGGAACTGCTTCGGGTCCTCTTCCCTTGATGAATGTAATCAATGAAATCGGCAGGGGAGTGATGTGCGGAGGAAAGCGAAGGTCAGCAATTTGGGGTGGGTTAAGCTGGAAACATGACGATATTTTTGACTTTATTAAGATGAAAAACTGGCAGCCAGAAATTAGAAAGCTAAAGGAAAAAGATTTTAATTTTCCTGCCACAATGGATATGACCAATATTTCAGTTATTTTAGATAAGGATTTTTTTGAGGCGTTTGAGAAGGGCAATGAGAAGGCTCAAAAAGTCTATTGGGATACTGTAAAAAGAATGTGTAAAACAGGCGAGCCTGGTTTTAGCATTAATTACGACAATCCCAATGAGTCTTTACGGAATGCTTGTACGGAGATTGTCTCCGAAGATGATTGCGATGTTTGCTGTTTGGGAAGTATTAATCTAGCGAATATTAGTAATACGGATGAATTGGAGTGGGTTACTGAACTGGCTATGATATTTTTATTATGCGGGACAGAATATTCTGACGTTCCCTATCCCTTAGTAAAAGATGTTAGGGAGAGGAATAGGCGAACTGGTTTAGGATTAATGGGCATTCATGAGTGGTTAATTTTGAGGGGCTATCAATATGAAGCCAACCTTGAATTAGGAGAATGGTTAAGAATTTGGCAGGAGAAATCAGATGAATTTGCTGAAAAATGGGCAAATAAGTTTAGTATTAATGTCCCGATAAAGAAGAGAGCTATTGCCCCGACTGGTTCGATTTCTATCATAGGTGAGACGACTTCCGGCATTGAGCCGATTTTTGGTGTAGCCTACTTAAGGAGGTATTTAACACCCTCTGGCTGGAAGGAGATGGTAGTTATTGACCCTGTAGCGGAGAGGTTAGTTAACCTTCTGGGGATAAATCCAGATGATATTGAGGACTCATTTTCTCTGGCGCAGGATGTAAAAAGAAGAATTGAATTCCAGGCGTTTGTTCAGAAATATGTTGATAACGCAATTTCAAGTACCATAAATTTGCCTGCCTGGGGAAGTGAATTTAATAATGATTACGAAAAATTTGGGAAAATACTTTTGCCATTTTTAAGACATCTAAGGGGTATAACTGTCTATCCAGACGGTGCTAGAGGAGGGCAGCCCTTGACAAGAATATCTTATAGGGACGCAATTAAACATCAAGCGGTTTATGAAGAAGTAGAGTGTCAGAACGGGGTTTGTGGATTATGACAAAATTATTTAGGACTTTAGATACGAGGAATGCTAGATGTAAATTGTGGATATAAAAGCTAGGAAAAATCCTGGCTTTTTAATGCTTTAAATTTAATTTTTGAATGGGTAGCGAAAGTGGAAGAGAATAATGTGTAAAATAATTGCCGTCATGTTAGAATTGAAATTGAAGAGAAGGTATTTTTGCCGGTAAAAAATCGCTTGGAAAAATTCTAGAAAGTTTAAGCGCCATTTCTAGTAAAATTTTACTTTTGGAATTAAATTTTTTACCACCCTCAAAAATTAGGGTGGTGAAAATAAAACTAGATTGGCTTTGAATCGTTTCACTGGTAGAAGATTTGGTCTAGAATATATCTTCCCTTAAATAAAAAAGCCCCGCTTAGAGCGGGGCTAAATTTTAATTTTGATTTTTTTTATACTACATTTCTTGTTACACAATATTTACACATAACCTGGTCGGGAAAATATACTGCTCTGTATTTTCTTATTACATCACCACATACAGAGCATATTTCATAATATTCATTGAAACAAGTGAGGCAATACCCCCTTGTGTCTTTAAACTTGTAGTCAAAGAAAAACACCCCGCAATTTTTACAATTGCGGGCATCTTTCATACACTTCCTGCAATAATAAATTTTTAAAGCATAATTATATGTACATACATTATCTTCATCCTCATAATTTCCACATTTGTTGCAGAGGAAAAGTAATTCCCTGCAGGATTTACAAACCCATTGCAATTTTCCTTTATAAGGAATTAAAGTATCCCCCTCTTTTTCTTTACATACAACGCATTTATTATTCATTTTAATCCTCCTTTTATATTAATATTCTTCATCATCTTCTGGATTTTCTTCTATTTCCTTTTCAAGTTGAAATAAGAACTTTTTGTTCTTGTTTTCCTCATAAAAATAAAGGAACTTTTCGACGCTTTCTCGTGTCGCATCAAGGGAAGCGTAACAATTAATTTGGTGTGCGTCGTAGTAATTTATTCCGATATTAAATGCCATGGTTTTTAGGTGATACATGGAACAAATGTCGGAATAATTGCCCTCTACAATGGGGTCAAAATATTTATATAAATATTTTTTATCCCATTTGTAATTGTAGATGGCAACTCCGTACCCACTTTTGTCAAATTCCACTATCCAGTTATACTCCTTTTCTGGATAGAAGAATTTTCCGGTAGATAATTCAATCTCTTCGTTGTTTGTTATTAGAACATCTATTTTTGCAAACCTAGGTAGATATTCTAATAACAGAAAAACCCCTAATCTATCGTCAAGATTGGGGGAAAAAGCTAGATTTAGCGTATTGTTATAAGCAAAATACCATTCCTTTTGCAAAAAATGAACGTCAGCATGGGCTACGCCCAAAACTGACGAATTATTATCGATAAATAAATACATTTCGTTGTTAAGTATCTCCCTTGTGGGAGCTAAACAATAATCTTTTAAAGTTTTTATATCTTTCCTGTTCATTTTTAACTCCTTCTTTTATATTAATATTTTCCCTGTAAATTCCCTACCTCTTGACGAAATTCTAATAAAATCCTTTTTCACGAGGTAGGGCTCAATTTCATTAATGATTGTATTTTTATCCAATCCCGTTCCTCTCTGGAGTCTTTCCAAAGAGGATACTTTTACTTCCTGTAAGAATTCCAAATACTTTAAATCTAGTTCATTTAACCCGTATTTGTAAATTCCTATTCTGTTTAAATATCTTTCTAGTTCCCTTATTGTTTGAGGAACCCTCTCATAGTTGCAAATAATTGATAGCCTTTTAGCTATCATTTTTGCTATGCGAGGATTATTCCTACATTTATAACTGAGGAAATTAATTAATTCATTTTTTAAGTTTACTTCTAAAGATGATTTTAAAATTTCCTCTATATGATAAGGAGAATAATCCTCAAAAATTAAATTTATACACCTATTTATAACGGGTTCGGGTAAGGAACCCGATAAATTCGTGGCGAGGATGATTGTATATTTCCTCGAATCCATAAAATAATAAAGGAATTCGAAATTTTTGAGGGTATGGGCTTCATCGAAGAAATGAAACCTTTTATTTGTAAAAAAGTTCATCTCCCCTGGTGGATACATTATATAATCCTTACCCTCAAGGAATGAAAGGGCAAGGGTAGTTTTACCATATCCAGAGGGCGCCCTAAGTAAAATGTTAAAATTCTCGCCCCTCTCGACTTCTTTTTGTAAATAGCCCAGTTGGGCTATTATTTTTTCCTGATTAATAAACTTATTCATCACCTTTCCTCCTACAGTACCAACAAATATTGTTGTAATCTAGATTTACATCATAAAACCTTGCCCCGCATTTGGAGCATTTTTCTGTATATCTAAAATAACATTCTTCACATATATAATCCCCCTCTCCGTCTAAGTAAAGAATGTCCTCATTTCTAATGTACCTTTCACATTTACCACACCGGGTGTAATAATTTTCTAAACAATAACTACAGAGGATTCGGTCATATTCCTCTAAATAGGTAGCTTCATCCCGCCTCACCACCTCCCCGCATCTATCGCAGGAGGTGAAAAGGTCGTTAAAGCATTCCTCGCAATACGGGTAATCATTCCCCCAGTATACTTCAGATTCCCGTAATCTTGTCCCACATCTTTCGCAATAATACGGGGACTCTTTACATTCCTCGCAAAATACCTCGTATTGAGTATATCCGTACGAGGACCAATCAATTTTTTCCCCACATTCTGAACAATAAAATGTGGGGTCTATTATTATCTCATTCTCAGCTAATAATTCTGGGTCATTAGAAATTAAAATTCCAAAATTATTGTTGATGAACATGAGATTCTCGGCATCATCCTTTACCGAGAATCTTACCTCAGTGAAGCCCAGCCTTATTCCCTTTTTATAATAATGCTGGGTTAAAATCCTTGCTACATCCTCTAATCGTAGATGATTAGAGGAGTACATATTGAATAGAATCCAGGAGGATTCCCCTATGGGATATGCCCAGCACCGGGAATTTCCCTGTTGGGAAAAAATTTTGATTGCTCTCCCCCCATTTTCAAGGAGGACTTCTTTTGCCATCTTTCTGTGCCCCCAGTAGCAGGAGTTATGGTCGGAGAATTCCCCCGCACGCCAATCTATTTTGGCGGTAATTTCGAGGGTTAACTGGAGGTTGGGACTAAGATTTTCAGCGTAAATCTTACTTAACTCCCCCATCTTCTCATTTGAAATTTTTATTTTTAGTCTTGTTTCTATTAGCCTCTTTATCGCCTTCATGGGGCGAATATTTCCTCGCTCCATAAGGAGGCTAATCATTTCCTCCTTTAAGCCAAAACAGCTAAAGGAGTAACAAATTTTTTCTACCCCCAATTCAATTTGAGTGGGGGTTAATTCCCGTAATGCGGTAATTGTTTCACCATTTTCTAGTAGCATTTTTTCCTCCTTTATCCGAATGCACAAGAAGCGCACATTCGGTATTGTTCATAAATTAATTCTTCCTCCTCCGTTATCTCTGCTCCGCAAAATGGGCAGAAATTCTTTCCCCCACTTTCCTCATAAAAAGAGGGAGAAAGCCAATATTTGCTGTACTTATAATTATTTTTACTCACCTTTTTGAGTGGAGGAGGGGGGGAAGGTTTATGTTTAAACCGTCTATTTTTATTTTCCTCAAAAAATTTGAGGAATCTTTTTATCGCCCTTTCTGTTTCAGAGAGGAGGGCGTAACAATTTATCCTATGTTTATAGTAATACCCAATTCCGATATTTAGACCTAAACACCCGAGGTGTTCCAGGTCAACAATATCGGAATAAGAGCCATAATTAACAGCGGGGAAATATTTCCTTAGAAATTTTTCATCCCACTGGTATTGGTACGTTGCTATATCATCATCCTCCCGGTCAAATTCTACCACCCAGTGGTAGGTTTTAGGGGGGAAGAACAGTTTCGCAGAGGAATTCATGGATTCCTCTCCCGTAGTTATTAGAATATCTATATCGACATTTTTAAGTACTTCTAGTAGAATATACACCCCCAATCTATCATCTAGACCGGGGGAAAATACGATGTTTTTTCGTGGCTCATAGAGGAAAAATAATTCACTATCTTTGAAAACGGTATCCGCATGGGCTACCGCTAAAACTTTACCCCCTTTATCAATATATAGGAAGTCCTGGTTATTCACCAGGTTAGTAGTCTTTTCTAGGGCAATTTCCCTTAATTTTTTAATATTAAAAAACATTTTTGCCTCCTCTATTTTGCTACTGGTATATCACACGAGGGACAGTAAAGATTACTGTCCCTCGTATATGTTTTCAAATTTAATACGGGGTAGGATTTTTCGCAGGTGGGGCAGAATATTAAGGTATCTGAAAGATACCTTTCCAATTTCTCCCAATAAAATTCTGCCCCTTCCATAGTTACAAAATAAAAATAATTGTGATTTGTATAAATATTGGGGATATCCCCGTTTATCATTTCGTAAATTCCCCCTAAATAAATCGCCAGTAACCTGGCGAAGAAAATTAAATTGTAATTCCTGGTGTTGTAGGAATTAAACACCAGGAAATTTCTTTCATTTTTATCATAGGGCAGAACCCAAGCCCTGCCCAAGGGGGATTGAGATTCATCAAAAACCTTCATTGCATACCCCCCTAGTAATTTAATTCTCGTTCTTTGGTATTTGTATACACCAAAGAAGCAAGAATTCTCATCACCGAATTCCCCAGGAGTCCAGTTAAAATCCCGGGAGAACTCGATGAAATATTCCCGATTATAAAGGGTATGCTTCTGGGCAATATTTCCAACCTTGCCCAGAATTTTGCTGTCTAGAACAACCCCCCACTGACGCTTGCAAATTTTTGCAAGCCTCTTGGGGAATGTTCCCGCTATCTCCCCCCTCGTTATCACCCAATCGGGGGAGATTTTGGCGATTATAAAGGGAAAGTCCAGGTAAAATCCTGCCTCCCTTAGAGTCCTCTCAATTTCCTCTAACCCCCTTGAGTCAATTTCCGCGTCCTTAAGGGGGACATTTACTTTTGTTTTCCCTTCTGGCAGCATTTTTTTTTCTCTCCTTATCCTAATATAATTTCCATTTTTTGCTGAGACTAATTATATCCTGGATATATAATTAGCCCCGGCAAAAAATAACCAGCACTCGCTGGGGGCGCTGGTTTGGTTATGTGTGTTATTTTTTTTTTAGTTTTGTGGGAGGCATTTAAATTATTCGGAACCCTCGCTCCTCTGCGAGGGTTTTTAATTCAAGGAAAAAGGATTCCTGTTCTTCCCAGGGAAGGGAGCTGGAGAGCCTTTCCAGCTCCCTTTGAAAAATGAAATCCTTTTCTCTTGTTTCCAAGAGGAATAATTTTTCGAGGAAGTATGATAGTATTTCCTCTTTGTTAATATTAGATACTTTTTTCATCTTACTACTCCTCATGAAGAAATAATATTTTTCCTCTCCTTCTAATGAGGGAGAAGATTTTTTCCGCCTCCTCCTTGGAGGCGATGAAATCTACTTTAAATTTTTTATAAGAAGTGCCTTGAGGGGATTGAGGTGAAAGGTTCGCGGGAGGAAGCAGGAGTTTTTCCAGCTCCTGCCAATCAACCCCCAAGGATTTCAGTTCCCTGGGGGTTGTTCTTATCAATTTTTTCTGCGGGGAGATAATTCCTCCCCATATCCTTAAAGAAATTAAGGAGGCCTTGAATTTAATGCCTCCTATTTTAAAAAATACACACCCCTCCCCTTTTTCAATAGAAGGGGGACGGGACGAGAAAATGTTCCCTTCCTCCAATACGTACTGTAGGAGGGTCTTTTTTTCAAGGGGAGGCTTTTTGGGAGCCTCCCCAAAATCGTTTCTGAAAATGTGTTTCCTTTTTATCATACCTCTCCTTTCCCCTCCTTTTGGGGAGGAGGGGGTGCTAGGCATAGGCATCTGGCTAGATGCCACGCTTGTAGCATTATACCAGTATGTTGTCGTACTGTCAAGTCCGTTCGCTAGTCGTTAAATTTTTGAGGGAGTGAGGAATAAATAAAAATTTTTAGCCATATTCTACTGCCATTTTTAAGTTGACTTTTTGTGAAACTTTTATTAACGTTTTTTCCTTGGCAACTTTCACCGCCCCTTGAAAAATTCCGCCTCGTCCTCCTCAAAAAATC